TGGTGATTTCATGGTTCACATCCCCGATGATAACGCCTTTTTCTCCACCTATCTGGGCATCCCGATAGATTTTTCCAGCCGTTTCTCTTGTCGGATCTATTTTTGATTGGTATTCCAAATTCTGTCTCCTACGATCGGCTAGCAGCATTCTTTGCGAATAGTTCTAGTCCAATGGTTATTTAATTGTTTTTTGTGGCCTTTTGCTGCGCACGCACACGAGCAAAAAACTGTTCTCTGGCGTTTCTTTAGATTCTTCTTGGTCAAAATTTCTTCACCGCAGGTACGACAAAGTATAGGCTCCGACGATTGCTTTTCCGATGTTTTTTCTAGCTTTAAGCGATACATGCACTGGTAACAAATATTCTGATTATTTATGAAATCATCAATTAACCTATCTGTTTTGCAACTATCGCAAATCATTATACCTCGCATTTATTTGACTTATATTATTTTTATTTCACAAAGTCAATTGTGAGGCGTAGAAAAGACGGTGTAGCCATCCGTCACGGCGTAAATGTGGGCCTAGCCGACCACCGAACAAAGAGGAATTCAATGACCGAGATTCAAAACCAGAACAGCGAAGTCCAAGAGGTAGCACCTCAGGTAGAAGTCCAAGTCAATGAAGTGAAAGAGACACAACAATTTCAAGAGCCGGTAACGAACCAGCATTTGAAGGCGATGCGTCTTAAGAATGCCGAACTCGAAAGAGAACTGAAACAACTGCGAGAAGGTCAGATGCAGATTATGCAGGCTCAGCTTGCTAGTCAGCACCCCGTCCGTCAAGAGCTCGATGAGTTTGATAAGATCGGCGATGAAGAGTTTATTCCTTTAGGTAAGGTGAAAAGGCTGACCGAGAAATCGAATCAGCAAGTGCTCAAAAACGCCGAAGATCTTGTAGATAGGGCTGTCGATAAACGCCTTAAAAAAATGCAAGATGATCAATTTATGGATCGCTTGAATCGTCAGTATTCGGATTTCTCCGAGATCGTCACTCCTGAAACTTTATCAATTTTGGAAGAAAAGGAACCGGAGTTGGCGGCGACGATCGCGGATTTAAAAGATCCATATAAGATCGGAATGCAAAGCTATAAGTACATTAAAGCGATGGGGCTTTCCAAAACGGCAAAAGAATCTCGAAGAGAGAAGGAAGTAGATAAAGCAATCGAAAAGCAAGAGAAGGCGGTGACGTCTCCTATGGCATTCGATAAGCGGCCTATAGCCCAAGCCTTCCAGCTCACTGATGCTATGAAGAAAGACCTTTACCGTGAAATGCATGGCTATGCAGCGCTAGCGAGCTCGGTTCCCGAAATGACCGGATAGGTCAAAAGGAACAACCATGACAGTATCAATCGCTTCGTTGCCTCCGCAAATTCAACAGCGGTACAACGCAAAATTGCTGTCGACTCCAGAGCACAACTTGATTCACCAGTTGTTTGCTACGCCAGTGGAGTTGCCAGACAATCAAGGCTTTATTGATCGTCAGTCACGCTACGACAGGCTTGACCTGTTCGAGGTGCCTCTCGACGATGGCCAGAACAACCCACCACCACAACAGCTTAATCGCGTTGACGTGGACTGCCGTGTGCGCGTCTATGCGACCTATATCGTATTGACTCGTCAGGTCACCATCACCAACGAAGACCCCGTCTTGAACAGCGCTGCCGCCCGTTTAGGACAAAGTCTACGTGAAACTCAAGACGCCCTCCAGAGAGATAACTTGGAAAGTTCTGCTTCCATTATCAATTGCGTAGGCGGATCTAATGGCGACATCCCTACTGAGATGACTATCTCGGACGTAGATGATGTCTTCACAGTGCTTCAGAACAACTCAGGAGAGTACATCACAAACATCGTGGAAGCCGAGCTACGCTTCGGCACATCGCCAGTTGGCGATGCCTACGGGTGCATGTTGACTACTCGAATGATTCCAGTGCTCTATAACATGACGGGATTCATCAAGAAATTCCAGTATCCGAATATCTCGCAAACGTTGAGCGTCGAGATAGGCGGAGCGAATAACGTTCGCTTCTTTGCTTCTGAGCAAGGCTCTGTCACTCCAAACGCATCGTTGCTTGGAAATGACATTGCTAACTGCTTTGTGACTGCAAAAGAAGCTTACAAAGTGGTCTGGCAATCGGGTGGTAAAGCTCGCTTTATCTACCTACCTCCTGGCTATAACAACGACCCATGTATGTTGCGACATACAGCAGGTTGCTCGTTCTACCAAGGGCAGTGCATCACGAACGACCTCTGGATTCAAAACCTACGCTCTAGCGGTATTTAAGGAGGTCGATCATGTTGCCATATTCTTTTATCGGTTCTTGGACCTATACAAACGCAGCAACACCAGTTGCTCAGAACATTCCTATGACAGCAAAACCCGACTGGGTTTTCGTCAAGGACCTGACAAACTGGGGTGCTCAGTCTACTGCTGCCAATCCTGTCTATGCCGAATGGTTTAGCTCGATGGCACAGGGCTCTTACCTTGCTCTTGGTCAACCAAGTGCTACGGGTGCGAGCGTTACCACGTATGCGTCTCAAGGCACATCAGGTGGATTCACTTTCATTGACCAGACTAATCCTCCAACTTTCACAAGAGTTGCGGTTACCACGGTCAATGGAACTACTTTTGTTGTCGCTACTGCAAATACAGCAGGTCTTGCTGTAGGTGATCTTGTTCGTCTGATCAACATTACCGGCGGCCAGCAAATCAGTGGTTCAAACCTTTATCAAATCACAGCTATCACAACAAACACAAGCATTACGCTTGGATATGCTGCTTCAGCTGCGAGTGCGGGTCTCGTTGTGGCCAACGGCACAACTGGATTCTACCAAAAGGTTTATCCATCTCAGTTCCTGCCAAACACTCTGCCAGTCGCTTACATTACGCAAGCAACTCAAGCAGTCGTGTACTTCTTCAGACAAAACCCATACATACCTGGCGAACTTGTGGATTTCCAAATCCCAACACCATACGGGATGACTCAATTGAGCAATCTCACTGGTAAATCGGGAAGTGGTCCATTCTCAAACAGGCCAGCGGGTGCAGCTAGGATCTTGAGTGTAACGAATTCCGCCACTGTCTCGTCTATCACCATAGATGTAGACACGACCGGATTCACAGCATTCCAGTTCCCAACTACTGCAGCCTTTGCCAATGGAGCTTCTCCAGCCGTATGTATTCCTGCGGGTTCAGGCGTTATTCCTCTCAACGGAAGCGCAACGATCCCGGCTTCTCCTCCAGGCACATCCCTTGCTGATGCATTCGACAACAAGTCGCAATACATCATGAACATCGGTACGTCTGCGGTGGGAGTAGCGAGTGCCAACATGCAAGTGTTTGCATTCAAAGCTGATTTCGTAAACGGAATCACTAATGCATAACCCAATAGAGAGGGGTGTTTCACCCCTCTCTTTTTACTTAAAGGATTAGCAATGGAAATCAGAGAATTAAATAAGAAGCAGAAAAACACTCTTCCCCAAGCCGAGAGAGATGAATTAGTTAAAAAAATGCGCAAGGAAGACGACAAATTGCGAACAGGAATGTTCGAATTTCTAGATGCGCAAGGCGGATGGTTAGAGTTTGCCTATAGGAAATACCCGGGTGAACCCATTCAGATGATTAAATTGATCCATGGAGAAATCTGTGATCTTCCTATGGGAATCATCAAGCATTTAAATAACACCAAGAAGAAAATCAGACGCTACAACATGGAACTTCCATCCACAGGACAAAGGCCCCCACGTAGCTATGAGACAGTATCTAGAGTCCGATTTACCCCCACGGATGTACTCTAATGGATTCGAATTCGAGTCCCCATGTTGTTCCAGGCGGAGCAAGCAATTATGGGCCTCCCTTTGGATCTGATTTCATTCCTAATCTGCAATATATAACGGATATTACGCAGACGTACCCTGCTGTTGTCACTTTCTCAGGGGATCATAACTTCACCATAGCCGAATGGATAAGTTTTCGCATTCCTCCACCCAATGGAATGATTCAGCTTAATAACCAGAAGGCTCAAATATTAAGTATAACACCTACGACTGTGACAATAGCAGTGGACACTGCGAATTTTTATCCGTTTATATATGTACAAGATCCTCAAATTCCTTGTGTTGCCGTGCCTGCCGGCTCTGGGATAATACAAGGAACTACGACGGTTACGTTAGAAGATGCATTTGATAATCGGCCGGTATTATGACAACATTTGTACCTACATTTCCTCTGTATCCGACCTTGGCAAACGCTGTTACTAAGACTCGTAAGCTCACGGGTTCAAGCAATTCGTTCCAGGTCACAGATGCGTATATTGTGCAGCAGATGCATAGCTTCTACGCCTATGATTTGCCCGCCAAATTTAGATCTCTAAAGCTTCAAGATGTCTATACCTTCACCACGAACATTGGACAAGAAGTCTACCCGTTCAATAGCGAGCTTTACACTACAGTAAATCAGCCAGCCACCTGTGCTAAGAGAGAGCTGAGATGGTTTGACAGTCCATGGTCTTTCTACGCAAATAATTACAATTGGCAGCAGTTCACTAATTTCGCATCTGGAGATGGGACTACGGG